TTCTAAAGAATTTTTGCCATTTACCAATGTATCCATCTGACATGCTTCTTACTCCAGTTGTTTTATTCATAAAAGTATAAAGCGCACTTGGTCTATATTGGTCAAACTCTTCACCTTGTATAGACTGTCTACCAGCTGTATGCCAAAATCTGTTTTTATTAACTCTTACTGCTTTACCTTTAAAGTGAATGCCATAAAGTTCTCCAGCATCCATTCCCATTGTATCCATAAAAGGTAAACCAGATAATAATCCATTTGTAGCATTATCTAATCCTCTAAATATACTAGTAACACCAGTATAGTTCATAACATATTGAGCACCAACTCTTGTTGTTGCAGCTCCCCAAGCTAATGCTCCAGAAATACCATTACCAATAATTGGTATTTGGTCAGGAATTAATGCATCACTAAATGAATCTACAGCCATTACTCCTAAAGCAATTCCGCTTATTACTCCTACACGTTTTAACATAAAATCTTTCCAACGTTCATTCCAAGTAACATTTCTACCTATATTACTTAATCTAGGAATACCAAGTTGTTCAAAAGCAGTTTCTGCGGCAGATACCCAACCTTTAACTCTTGAGTTAAAAATATTATCTCCTTTATGATAAGAACCAAAACTTGTAGTTACTTTTTTAATAGGAACATCTGTTTGTTTACTTATATGTTTTATTATCTTTTTTTCAAAATTTTTTTTTCTTTCTTCTACGTTTTTAGAAGTTTCAAAGAAAAATTCTCTTAGCTTAGTAAGAATATTTTTTAAACTTATATCGTAATCTAATCCAGTTCTTAGTATTACAGATGTTGATTGATTTTCATTTGTTTTATAATAAGTACTTTTAAACATATTCATTTTATCTTCAAAAGATAAATCATTAAAAGTACTAACTTTATCTGTTCTAGTTCCTTCTATAGCATTTATTCTTTTATTAATATTTTTAACATATTTACTTCTAGAGTCGAAGTTTTTATTCATTAATTGACTTAAATCTTCATATATTTGATAAGCATCTTCAACTCTTTTTTGAGCTTCTGGATTTCCATCAAATAATATTTCTTTGTTATTACTTTTTTGTAAAACATTATAAAGTCTATTACCTAAGTTTATTTTAAAACTATCTTCATTTATGTTAATAACTCTATCGTTACCATCTCCAATACCTTTCATTTTTAAAACTTCGTTTCTAATAAAACCTTTTAAATCATTACCAGAACCTTGGCTGAAAGTATCTTCCTTAGCAGCATTAACTGCTCCTAATATATCATAGAATAATGGTTTAAATTTATTTACTTCGTTAATAATAGCATCAGCCTCTTCTTGAGTTTTAGCTCCTTTTGAAGCCATAGATGATACGTTTTTAACAATTCCTTCCATTAATGACATACCTTGGTCTGTATATAATTTATTTTCTAATGCTTGTATTGAAGTATTTTTAAAGTTTCCATAAAATTCTTTTACCCCGTTTTTAATTTCAGAATAAGAACCGTCGATTTTTTTCAAAAGAAAATCTTTTTCTCTTAATACTTTATTTATGTTTTCAACAGTTAGGTTTATATCTTTTCCTTCTGGAGCTTTATTAATTATTTCTTTAGCTCCTTGAAATGCTAAAAATTGTTCTAGTTCTTTTTTAAAGAATCCAGACATTAATTGGTTAGGAGTGATTCCTTCCTTATCATTACCTTTTGCAAAGTCAACTATTGCATTTTTAAAGTAATCTCTGACCATTTTTACCCCATAGTCATTTCTGGCTTGTTTGCTTACTTCATCAAGTCCATCTTCGCTACTAAGTAAACCTAATTGTTGACTTATATTTCTAATTATATTATCAAAAGAATCTAATTCTGCTTTGTCAAAGCTTTTACCTTTTTTATATGTATCCATGAATTGTTTTGCATTGGCAACTGTATTCATAATATAATATTCACGAGGGTCAAAAGAATTAACATAATCTTTTAACGGTTTTAATAATTCAGGAGAATAATTTCCATCTTCGTGCATCAAATTTATAGCTTGTTGTAAAAACTCTCTTGTTTTATTATATATTTCAGCATTTGCTTTACCTATTAAATTAGGGTCAACATCTCTATCTAAAATATTTTTATATTTTCTTTTTAAAAAAGGTGTTTTCCCGATAGCACTATGAATTATAGTATTATTTTCCATAAAGAAATCATCTTTAGGGTCATTAGCTACCCATTCACCATTTTGGAATCTAAAAGGAGTAACGTTATATTCTGTATTAGATAACTTTTTAACTTTATTCCAAATACCTTTTGTATTTTTTATTTCACCATCTTCTAATACAGTTCTAGCATTTCTATTTGCATAACTTATTTCTTCTGTAGCAGCTTCAACTATTTTCTTTTTAAATATTTGTTTATAATCATTTTGTTTTGTACTTTGAGTTATATATCTAGTTTCGTTATTTTTCTTGAAAACACTTTTTACTTTATGTAATAAATCTTCATTATCTTTATCTCCAATTAAATCAAACCATTCATTGATTGTTCTATCTTTATCTATGAAATTCCATTCTTCTTCTGTAAATTTACCATATTTATTACCTTTTTGCTTAGCGTAAGCCCAAGAAGCATAAGTAAGAATTTCTTCCTTTTGTTCTAATAATTTTCTTTTTTTATTAGCATCTGTTACATCTTCTATGTCAGCTTCAAAAGTTGCAAAAGTTAATTTAGAATCATTAAAAAATTTCTCATCACCATATATATTTTTAAATCTTCTTCTTACTTCTTTACCAGCAAGTTTAACTACTTCTTCTGGCATTTCATGTATTGATTTATTAGATTCTGTTTTTACTGTTGTAAAATGAATACCATCTATTATTATATCAGCATGTTTATTACCTTCTTGTTTAGCAGCGCTCATTCTATTTATTTCATTAGCTATATATTCTTTTCTTCTAGCAGCACTATCTAATAAAGAAGTAGGATTCCATCTTTGAATAGTAGGAGATTTACTTATTAAACCATTGTGATAAAAAGCATTAATAGAGTTTTCTATTATACTCATAGTTCTATGCATAAATAAAGTACCACTACCCATAGTTTTATCAACTAATTCTTTATTTTCTCCATACTCAACAACATCTGTAAAAGTAAAATCTTTTAATAAATTATAATTGTTAATACCAGTTATTTCTATAAATTGTTTTGCTGTTCCATCTTTAGAAGTAAATTTAGAAATACTTGTATTAAAAATAGTACTTGTTCCTTGGTTACTATGAAGTATATAACTTATAATATTTTCATCCATTAGCCTTCTATCTTCTGGTAATTCAGAACCACCAGATAAACTAATTTGTTTTCCTACATATTTTTCTAAATCACTAAATTTAATTTTGTTATCTTGATTATAAAAACTTTTAATCATTTTACTTATTTGTTCTTTAGAATCAGAAGAATCTAAAGATTGATATTTATTTTCTAACCAGTTAACAAAATCTTGTGATGTTAATTCATCTCTGTTTCTACCTTTGTTTTCTTCTAAATAATCTTTTACTTGTATATTTAATGAGTTGGCATAGTTAAAACCATCTTTAATTATTTTACCTAAGTTAGCTGTTTTTTCTTCACCATCAAAATCTGTAAATTCTCCAAGTATATCTTTGAAAAAACTTTGGTCGCTTATCTTTTTATAACGCAAACTTCTTTTATAATATTTTTGTATTTCTTTTACTGCCTTTTCTTCTTCGACTTCAGTTAATGTTTCACTACCTTCAAAAAAAGGTTTTAACGAAGAGAAGAAAGGAACTTCCATTAGTTTCTTGAAAGCAGCTTTAGTAAAATTACTTTTATCTTCTATTTCTACACCTAATGAATCTTCAGCTCCATTTGTAAATAAATGTTTAACTACTTCTAGGTATTCTGGGTTATCTTTGTTATAATCTGTTATTTTTTTATATTCTGAATCATCAACTATATTTCTTACAATATTAGTTTTTTGTTCAAATAATTTTTTAACACCGCTACTAAATGTTCCGAAAATAACAGAAGCTGTATCCTTAGCCATTCCAAATACTTTTGAAACCAAAGCATCTTCATTATCAGGAGCAAAGTTTTTACTAAAAGCGTTTGCTATTCCTCCAGTTATATTATCAGTAGTTCTTCTATAAACTTCGCTTGTAAAAATATTAAAATCTTTTGTAAAATTATCAGCTTTATCTGCATATTTATATGCTTTTTTAAAAAATTCAGGGTCTTCTAATGATTGTTTAAATGCTTTATGTCCAGAATAAACAGCAAGTAAAGAACCTAATGCTGTAAAATCTTCTGAATAACTTTCATTATCGTCTGTATTCAATAGAGTTCCAGCGGCAACTAATCCAAAACTTATCATATCTGAATAATCTTTATTTATTTTAGTCTTCTTTAGTGCCATACCAGTCAATCCAAAAAAAGCGCCAAGTTTAGCTGTTTTCCACAATAAACTTTCGCTTTTTATAGGTATTGCATTATACTCATTAGTATTTTCATCTCTTGCCATTTATTCCGTCCTTTTTATATTCCTAATAATTCTTTATAAAAACTATAATATTTTTTAGCTTCTTCTGTATGATTAATACATACTTCATCTTCGAAAGAAACTAAACCATTATCTTTTTCTTTTATAAAAAATACAGAGCCAAATTTTCTAACTCCTATATAAAGAGTGTTTCTATAGAAAGCATTAACTCCGCATTCTTTCATTATATGTTTAAATATTTTATCTGCTAATTTTCTATTTATTCCAGTACAGTTTTTAGAACTATATAAGAAATCATGTACAACAGCAGCTTCATCATATTTTCCTCTTGGAGGTAAAATAGCCCATAAGAAAAAAGGTATACTAGCAAAATCTGTAACAAAACCTTTAGGAACTCTTATGAGCATTTTACCTACTTGATATTCAAAGTCTTCTAGTAGAATATAGCTGTTATTAAACAACTTTTCGTATTTTAATTCTGTTAATTTCATAGGTTTTTAAGCGATTCTATTTCCTTTTCAAAAAATTCTTCTTCGTTAAAGTTCCAATCTTTTTCGTCTACAGAAGGATTAATTAGATTTAAAAAACCTTGAACGTTTTCTTCGCCATAGTTTTCTATTAAAAAGCTTTTATAATTTTCAAAATTCTCTTTATTGAATTCTAATCTTTTGATTTTTGATTCAAATAAATATAACATAAACAATTCTTTTTTTGTTTTATTTAATAAGTTTTCTAAACTATAATCTCTTTTTAAAAGTTCAAATAAGATTAATCCAATAAAACTATTTAAAGAATTGTAAAATTCATTTATTGTTTTTACAAACAATCCTGGCTTATCTATATCATTACATTTGATAAAATAAAGAATTATTTGTTCAACATAGTCTTTATCATTTATTATTAATTCTATTTCATAAGCATCTAAGTCTGTGTACTTTTCTAAAAAGACTTTTCTATTTTCTAAATAAAAGTCAACATCGTTTATTTTATCTAATGCTTTTAATTCTTTTATTTCGAATTCTCTTTTTATATAACTATCTGGTATTGTAATCTTCATATTAAACCTCTATTATTTGGAATTTTTTATTTAAGTCGCTCATTTCTTTTATAATATGATACATACTTAAACTTCTACCAGCTGGCATTTTTACTATTTCATCTGGTTCAAGTTTTGGGTGCATTACACAAGTAACTAAACAAAAAACTTGAAATTCTTTTACATTAGAAGAATAATCTCCAACAGTAGTTAAAAATTCTTGATACTCTTCTTTATATAACGGTCTAATAAAATAACACATTCCAGATTTACCTAAACTAAGTTCATCATAACTAGGGTCTACAACAAAAGCTTTTAATTGCGGATGATTCATTTTTAATTCTAAAAATTCATCATTAGTTAATTGAGTGTAACCGCCACTTCTAAGAGATGGAAGTTGTTCTATTAAAAACTTTCTTTTGTTAGGGTCGTTTAAAATAGATTCTTTAAAATCTAAAAATTCAGTAGAATTATAAAGTTTTTCTACAACTTCTTCTTGAATTTTTTCTTCTTCGTTTCTAAAATCAGGAACTTGTTGTTTGTTAAATTTGTTTTTATTTTTTTTCTTCTTTTTTTTGAAACTTGGTTTTTGTTCAGAATCAATTTTCTCCGCCGGCGCATTTGTGTTAGATTCTTGAACAGTAGTTTCAGACAATTCCTTTTTTAGGTCATTAAAAATTTTGTTTTTATCTTCATTGTTTAACATATCTTAGTACCTCCATATTAGTCAGTAAGTTTAATTTTATTATCTACTATTTTTACATTAGAAGAACTTAGTTTATCTTCTATTTTTTTTTGTGTTTCTTTATCAATTATTTTCTTTTCCATATTAACTCCTTTCAAAACTAGGGTTTCCTATAAAATCATAGAACTCTATTATATCTCCACGTCCAACATTTATTTCAGTTTGTTTTCTAATAAACAAAACATCTTTTAATGCTATATAAGGACAAGCTGTATTTCCAGTACCATTTTCAAAATTAATAACTATTTTAAGCCTATTATCTCCAGATGTTTTATCTAGATAATATAACAAATCATCATTTTTAAAAAGAGCATCTGTTTTACCATCTTTCAATCCTTCCATTTCATATAATAGATTACTAGCTTTGTTGTTATTTTTTATTAGATTGTTTAACATTTTTATTTCTGTTTTCTTAGCTTCCATAATAGCATATAAACCATCTGGTTTTTTATATTTAGAATCAGGATATTTTTTAGTATGGTCAAGAATTAATTTTTCTAATTTTTTTATTTCTTCTTGTAATTCTATTATTTTTGTAGTACTAGATTGAACGTTTTTATCTTTAATTAACATTCTAATAAACTGAGCTACAGTTATTTTTCTTAGTCCTATTTTGCCAGTAACTATTTGACGTCCATTAAGATATTTACTATATGTTGGACTATTATAACTATAAATAGGAATTTTTTCATTAGTTTGTTCTAAACTAGCTACTACAGCATTACCTATTAAACTATCTTTACCATCTAGTTTTACGTGTATTTTTGTTCTATTTGGAGCCGCATAGAAACCATTTTCAGTAAATGCTTGAATAAACTCATCGGTGAATTGTTTATCTATTTCCATAATTCACCTCCAGAATTAATGTTTTAATTGCCAGTGAGGCATATCTTTGAATCTTACCCAATCTCCGCCCCATTCAATATTATACTTTTTCATTAATGGTTCAGCTATTTTTCTTATTTCAAGATATTTATTAGCATCCCAATCAAGAGTACCTTTTTGTTTACCAGTAAATGCAAAATCTATAGCATGAGAATATCCATCTTCATGTATTTGATGTTGTGATTTATTTATTAAACCATCACACTTTGTTACTACTCCAACTTTTCTACCCCATCTATCTGTAAATCTTGTTCTACCATATGAAAAATACATTTGTTGAGTTTCTAAACTTCTAACTCCTTCTACTATAGAAATATCATAAGGACTTATAGCTAATAATTCTCTTATGAAATTAACTAAATTAGGATGTACGTTTTCTAATCTTTTTAAGCTTAATTGACTAAAGCTCCAGTTATTTTTGTTTTCCAATATTAACACCTCTGTTTAATAATTCTTCTTTAATACCATTTTCTATTAAATCACTATGCTTTTCTAAATCAATGAATTTTAAAAATTCTAAATCTCCTCTAGCTTTTGCTATATGATAATTTAATTGATTAGCATAAACATAATAAACTCTAATAAATTCTCTCATTCTATAAAGAGCACTTTGTTTTTGAAGTTTTACTCCTGTTATTTTATCTAAGTAAATTTCTTTCCAACAATCATCTATTACTCTAAGTATTTCAAACATATCTTTTTTATCTATAACAGGTAAGCCAAGAGCCTCTATACATTCATCTTTTCTTTCTTCTGGTAATTTATCCCAAGTATTAGAAACATCTTTTTTTATATTATCTATTTCTTCTTTGCTTCTTATTATATGAGAAGAATATATATCACTTTTAAAATGATTAAAAAAGAATGGAATTCTAAATGATACTTTGCCTTCACAAATAAAAGTAGCAATTATTCTTCTAGCAAATTCATTAACACTTTGATTATACTGTGTATTAACAAATTTTACATTTCTTAGTATAAAATCACCATAAGGGTCTTTGTTTTCTTTTTGTATTACATATAAATCCATAGCTTCAAGCTCTTCTACACTTTGTATATAAGGTTTATTTTTAATGTCGTTATTAGTAAATAATAAACTTTGTAAAGGATATCCTTCTAATACTTCAAATACCATTACTCCTGAAGTGATTTGATTACTTGAACTGTAACCCATATTTTGTTTAAAACCTATATGAAAAAAGGGTTCTACTTGTTTTGAGCTATCTATTTTTAACATAGAAATCATAGGTCTATGTATATTAGTCATTCCAGGTTTATAGAAAAATACGTTTAAGTCTGCAAGACTATTTTTTGTAATAATAAAATCCATTTTACCTCCAAATTAAAAAGGATTCTCAATAAGAGAACCCTTAATCCTATATTACTTGTCCAGGAACTAATTGACTTTGGTTAGAAACTGTTTCTTCTTTAACTTCTGTTCTAGAAACTGCTTCAAAACTAAATTGTTCTCCCATAGTAGCTGAACCACCTATTGAATATCCACTAGATGTAAATTTTACTCCTAATATTGAAACAGAAAATACTTTCTTGTTTACAGGGTTAGTAAAATACATTTTAATTTCACAAGGCGGTAATTGGTCCATGTGTTGAAAAGAATCAAGTTCTTTTAAATCTATAATACCGTTTGTATCAAGTTTTAATTTAGAACCATCAACTGGTTTATAATGTTTCATCATTCTTCTAATTCTAGCACCTATAGATTCGTTTAAAACCACACTAGTCAAATGACCTCTAATTGATTTAAAACCTTCAGTAAGCCCTCTAGGGTCTGCACTTCCAAAAGCCCATCTAGGTTCTTTTTCATTAGAAGTAAATACTTGTAAACTAACTATAGTAGTTAAAGGTAATTGATAAAACTTTTTAGCTCCATTTTCTTCTGTAACTATATTTAAAAATAGTTTACAGTCTTTTCCAGTTCCAACAGCGTAATTATATATAGGTTGTTTAAAATCTATTGATTGTTGTGCCATATTTTATACCCCCCAAGAATAATATTCTGTTTGACCTTCAGGTGTTTCATCTGTTCCATCAACAGGTTTATAGTCTTCCATATCTTTAGCTAACCAACTATATTGTTCTCTAACTGATAATTGGTCAACTCCAACTCCTGAACTACCAGAAGCAAATCTCATTCCAGAAATTACGTGTTGTATTTTTTTATTTTTATTTGTTTCTTTTACACCTAATACTACTATATCCATATTAGGTAAATCATTAACAGAGTTTATTTCTCCAAAATCATATTTAGGAACATAAGAACCATTAGCAGTTTGATTGAAACCAAGTTCTGCATATTGTACTCCAGCATCTTTTAAAATTTGTCTTATTTCTCCAACAAATCCTTTATTAAGTACTTCAAATACGATAGAACCGCTTATTAACTTAGAACCTCTTGCTACACCTCTTGCATATTTATAACCAATAGCAATTACTGGTTCAGAAGCATATGTTTGTTTCCAAGAATATGCACTAGCAGTTCCAAGTTCAACAAGTTCAAATTTATCTACTCTGTTATAAACATCATATCTAGTAGGAACTTTAATAAATAATTTTACTTCAGTTCCGTTAAATGTATCAAACTCTTTAGATTTATTCTTAAAGTTATGAAACATGTCTTGTGGATTAGCCATTATTTATCACCATCCTACTGTTCATTAAGTTTTTGATTTTCTACTTCTCTCCAAGGTTCTATTGAACCTAATATTTGTACTTTAGTAGCAACATCATGCATAGGTGTTCCAGCTGACACTCCAAAAGTTTCACTTAAAAATGTAACTAAATTACATCTAAACATATAAATCTTTCCTTTTTCATATCTTCCTATAGAATCATCTATATCATCTGCTGTACCATATACTACAATATTTACAGGAGGTAAATCTGTTAAATCTATAATTTCATCTTCATATAATTCAGTAACTAAGTTTTCTGTTGGTCCAGACAATAATCTTTGGTCTTCTTCAAGTATTGTGTACTCTTCAAAGCCCCAACCATTCAAGTTTACTTGAGTAAACATCTTAGTTTGAGTATTATATTTTCTAACATCTTTTGTTAAAGCTCTTAAAAAACCATTGTCTATTTGTGAAAAAACAATAGTACCATATGTATTTCTTAAAGCTTGTGTAACAGCTACTGGATTTTTTCTTCCAACAGCATGAGTCCATCTAGCCGCTCTGTTTGTTTCTGCTATTATTTGTTGTAAGTTACCTATATCATAAGTAAAATATTTAACAACTTTTAAACCGTTAGAATCTGTTTTAGTAAGTGGAACTTCCATAAAAACTCTTAATCCAGAACCTTTACAAAGTACGTTTCCGCTACCCATTACATAATCATTATGAGCCATTATGGTGTCACCTTACCTTCATATTTTTCCCAATCAGTTATTTCACCAATAGCCATAAAACTAACAGCATTACTAAATTCAGTTGAATTGATTGCTATACCTGAAGCTTCAGAAGTTATATAAACACCTTTTATAGTTTTCTTTCTAACTTCTATTACACCAGCTTGGTTTTTACTTTTAGATATTAAAATTATTTCGAAAGGAGGTAGTTGACCCCAATCTACTTTAGAGTTATCACTATGAAATTCCCATTGAGTAAAGTTATCTTCATAACTTAAAAATGGTGTTTCGTATAAAGTAGGGAATTTTATTTTGTCTGCTCCGCCATTAATACCTTCCATAATAACAGCTTTTAATTTACTAAATGAATTTTCGTGAAATACTTTAAAAGTCATTTGACCTTCTGCTATTTCCATACCAGGGTAAATGTCAACAGGTCCTCTTGAAGTAAGTGTATATTTTGGAGAAGCACTATTAGATACTTGCCATCCTATATTTTCTAAGAAACCTATATCAAAATATTCTTTTATATATCTATCAGCTAGGTTTTTAGTAAAAAATATTTTAGGAAAAGCAAATTTACATTCTAATTCAGCACCACTGATAGTAGCTGAAATAAATTCTTTTTGTTTTCTTGCCATTTGTACCTCTTTATATTTAAGTGAGTGAAATTAATCCCTCACTATTTAATTTTATTTTGTTTATAATATTCTAGCTGACATTCTTATTAATTGTAAAGTTTGTATTTCTGTAGCTACGAAGTTCATGAATAAAGCTCTTTCTGCAACACCATTAGGATTTTTAACAGAAGCTAAATTTAAGCTTAATTCATAATTAGGTAAAATGTATTCATTAACAGCTGGTTTGAAAGCTCCTTCTTCTACATTTGTTTTAATTATAGCTAAATCAGTTCCATCATCTATTCTTTCTCCTTTATAAGGAAGTAAGATAGCTTTTGAATTTTCTATTAATGCATAAACAGCAATTAATGTTTCAATTTTTTGGAATTGATTATCAGGAGAAGTCATTAATTGGCTTCTAGATACAGAACCTACAGATTGTCCATGTTCTTGTTGAACAACACAGAATTTCTTAGAATCAAGTAATTGTAATTGTTTTTCAGAGAATTTAACTTGGCATTCACCTTTAAAATTAACTCCAGCTGGACTTCTCTTTACTCCAACTTCTTTACAGATATTAGAATATTGTCTTGCTAAATAAGTTCCTTTAAAGTCTTTGTTGTTTACATTCATTATGTATTTAGGATTTAATCCAGAAGAAATTTCAGTAGGAACTTCTTTATCTAAAGTAATTTCAACAGCGTTTGTACCAGTAACAACTATTTTTTCTACTTTTGCAGAGAAAACTAAAGTATCCATTTTGTTATAAGTATAAACTTCTACTCTATCTCCTACAGAGAATGCAGTTGTAGATTTCTTAGTAACTACTTTCTTTTGAGCTATAGTAGCAACTTTAGCTTGAGGCAATCCTCTTAATCCACCAAGTCCATCATACATATTAACTCCAACAACTACGCTTAGGAATTTTCCTAAATCATTTTTTTGTCCTCTTGAATCTACCATTGTAGAATGTTCTCTTATGATTTCATACATAGCAGCACATTTATCTACGTAAGCTTGTATGTCTTTTATAGAAGCACTCTTAGGAGGTTCAGGACTTAGGAAAGTATAACAAGAATTTTGTGTAGAAGTTATTTTTAAGTTATGTAATAATGTTCTTCTTAATAGAGAAGCACTATCTGCTAATTTAACTATATCTAATTTTTCTAATACTTCTGTTTTTGTTTTATGTTCAGGTTTTACTTTAAAAGAACCTTCTTTAATTCTAACAACTGTATCGTTATCAACTTTAACCATAAGTTCTTTTAAAACATCTATTTTTAATTCATTATTATCTACAGATATTGAAACATAAGTAGATAAATCTCCAGTTTGATTTGTTACAGCTAATGTTTTAGAACCAGCAACTCCAGAATAAGTTACATCTGCTCCAAATTTAAAATCTTTTACTCCATCTTCTGTAATTAATTTTGCAGTTTCATCATTAATTAAAACTTCGAACGTATCATGAACACCATCTGTAGCTTCTCCAGTAGAAACTGTAGATTTAGTTCCTTTTATTGATAAATCGAATTTTTTATCAACAGTTATTCCAAGAGTTGAATTGTAAGCACTTACTGATTTAACTAATTCTTGGAAATCTTTAAATTGGTCTTTTAATTCTTTTACTTGTACTTTATTTGGGTCTAAAGCTAACATGTCATCTAAACTTAAACCAGCAACTATTATTTCTCTAGAAGCTAAGTTTTCTGTAGCTTCAAAAGCATAGTCTAAAGCTTCATACATATCTGCTAAAGAGTTTAAATCAGGAGTATCTCCATTTCTTTTTACTATTCTTACTAAAGCTATGTTTGAACCACTAGGTATTAATCTGATTATATTTCTAACTTCTCTTGTCATAACAAGGTTAGTTGTTTCAAGTGTTTCTATAGCGTCTTCAGCAGAAGAGATTATTATAGGATTGTTTGGTTCTATGTAAGTTTCTTCTATATCTCCAAATTCATCTGTTGATTTCATTATTTCTGGTAAAATACAATAAATTGTATATACGTCTTTTAATCTAACAACAGGTGGAGTAGTTTCGTTAGTATCGTTAATATTAACATAAAATCCAGGTAGCATTTTGTTTTTATCTATTGCCATTTAGGTTATTACCTCCAATTTGGTATTTCAAACGATTCAAAATCGTTATTTTTATTTTCAATTTTTTTAAATGATTTGCCTAAAACATAAGAATCTTTTGTTGATTCTATATTTTTATTTATTGTTTCTGAATTTGTCATATTATATATTTCAAACTCATTTGGTTCTACATCAAAAGCAATTTTAAATGCTTCTATTAAATAATAGTTATTATATTCACTTTCTTCTTTTAATCTCATATGAAAATAAATCTTAACAGTTCTTAATTCATCTTTATCATTTAAAGGTTCTGTTTCTATATGAGATATTCCACATACTACTACAAAAGGTTTTGTAATTCTATGTGAATAAACATTAAGTGATTTTTCTAATATATTTATTATTTTTAATTGTTGTTTTAGAGTATTAGTTTTAACTGTAAAGATAAATTCATTATCTGAATAAAATAATTCTTTTCTTATAGGAATTTCTTCAGGTAATTTATTTCTTTCTTCTATTCTAGTTGAATTACTAAAAGTAGGTTTACCAGCTAACAATACTCCTTCATTGTTAAATAATACAGTAGGGTCTCTATCTGTATTAGTATGATAACAACGTTTACTTAAATTTATATAAATTAATCCATCTTCAACAGGTAAAGATTTAGTTGTATCTTTTTCATGTTTATCCTCTCCTAAAATAATTACAGGAGAAATTTCTTTATTTATTATAAATGCAAACTCGACTAGTTTCTGTAGTTCATCCATTGCATCTAACAATATATTTGGTCTATCGAAGATAAATCTATCTTTATATTTATCAACTAATTCTTGTAAAGCTTCTATTCTTTTTTGACTTATCTTCATATTAACCTTCTTGTATTTCTATAAGTTTATCAAAATCTTCTATTTTAAATCCTTTAATGAAGTTTACTTTTCTTCCTATGATTTCATAAAAAATAAAATCATGGTCTCTAAATTCTTCTCTGTTAACTATTTTATAGACAGAAACTATAGTTTTTTCATCTTCTTTTAAAAGACAAATTAAATCTTCAGTGTTCATATCTTGATAAAGTTCATCAACATAAAATTTTCTATCTTCATTTATTGATGTAGCAAATTTTGTTTTTTCAAACTGAGTAACATAACTATTGTTAAGTTCATTTCTTATTTTATCTGTCAATATAGCTTGTCTAATTTTACCAAACCCATAACATTTAGGACATTTAGGGTCTGGCTCAGAATCAACAAGTCTATCTTCATCGTAACAATCACAATTTTCTATAGCTTTTAACCAAAGACATTTACTTCCAGTCCTCGAAGCTTCTTTGAACTTTAAAGAATACTGATTTTGCACAACCCACCTCACATCTTTTTAATTTATGAGCAATACCTGGTTCTTTATATAAAGCTTCGTATAATTCCTTTTCAGCTTCATAAATTAGGTTCTTAATTAAATCACTACTTGAAACAGTTCCGTTAGCTCCTCCGCCAACTCCTGTTGCAAAGTTACCTAATTTAAGATTGCTTGTACTAGGAGAAGCTCCTAAACCAACATCTGCGTTTACTCCATTGATAAATTTTAAAGCTAAAAATTCAGACATACAATATAAATTAACTAGTCTTTTATATAAAGGGAAATATTCTATATCTTCTATTTGAGTTTTATCTAAACCAAATCTTCTTTTTAAATATACTGATTTTTCTTGTATCATTCTTTTAAATCTTTCATCTGTTTTTTCGTTGAATTTTAAATCAGTGTCTTTTAAAAATTCTCTTAAATCTTTTACATTACTCCAATAATATCTAGGTTCTTCTTTTATTATTATCTTTTTATCTAATATAGAAATAACATATATTACATTTGTTTCTCTATTTATATAAGTTTTATCTTTTACATTTAATTTATATTTCTTATATGGAAAATCAGGATAGATTTCATTAGTATATTGTTCTACTTTTATAGGCATAGAACTTTCATCTATAAATCTTAATCCATCTGGGTCAAATTTAACTCTAAGAGTATTAGCTAAATTCTGTACCATTATTTGTTCTTCTGAACTAGAAATAGTAAATTGATTATTAAGAGTATAATCATCAACATCCAACTCTATTTCTTTAGGCTCATCTTCTTTTTTCTCCGCCGGCGCATTTTTTTCGTCGTCTGGATTAAAAAGATAGTTAATAGAATTAGCTTTTAATTTAATACCATCGAAAAAGTTTCCATATATTTCTATCTGAGTTTCATCTATAACTCTTATTATAAATCTTTCTTTTAGTTCTTCATTGTTTTTATAAAAGGTAAAAAAGTTATTTACGAAAGGATTTTCATTTTCGTCTAATTTATATATAACTTTATCCCTTTTCCAAATAACTTTAGACATATAACTCTTACCTCTTATTTTTTAGATTTCTTAGATTTTTTTTCAGGTTTTTCTTCAGTAGCTTCTTCAACTGTTTCTTCAACTACTTCAGGTTCTTTGCTTTCTTCCACAACAGGTTCTTCAGATTTAACTTCAACTGTGGGAATTTCTGTTTCAGAAGCTTTTTCTTGAGAAGCGGTATCAAGTACTTCTTTATCTAAATCAACTATTTCTAAGTATTTTTCTTTTATAAAATATTCTAATTTTTTTACATTTTCTTCAGTAGCTTCAATAGAAGGTTTTTCTAATGTAAGAGTTATTCCTTCTTTAGAAACATAATGAACATTTTTAAGTCTTATAACTTTCATTGTTCCTCCAATCTATTTTAATAAAAGGCGGGCAAATATATACCCGCCCTATATTATTAAGTTAATTAAAATAATTTTTTACCGTGTTCTATAGATATAACTCTATTTTCAGATTTAGGGTCAAATACGTCATCAGTAACGTTGATATTTCTGAAAGCGAATACTCCATGGTCTTTATCTAATACGAAGTTGTAGTAGTTTTTGAATTTAATCTTTGTAACATCTACAAATTTATCTTCTATTTTATCAGATATAATTCCTCTACCATCATGAACGTGAGTTAAACATCTTGAACTGTCACATAATATAATGTCTGTAACATCATTAGGTGCAGAAGCGTGTTGAACTGTAGGTTTAATAGTAAATCTTGTTCCAGGAGTTGTAATAGCAGTACCTTTTTTGAAGAAACTTACTAAAGGAGTAACTATTACGTTAAGAGTTTTATTTGTTATTAATTGAGGAACAGCTAAATGTTCTTCTTTTTCTAAAATTGGTCCATGAACTTTTGCCCATTTTGTTAATTGGTTTTGAGCAACTGTAGGCATTTTCTTAGGAATCATAAACCAAATATTTGCAGTTTCTTTTAAGTATTTTTTAATATTAGGTTCAGCGAAGAATACTTTCCAAGCTAATGGATGTATAAATATAGTATCTACATCATATCCAGAATGTTGAGTTTCAAAGAAGAAACTTTCTAAGTCTCCTAATAGTAAAGTACCATTTTTTGTAGCTGGGTTAGCAAATGAAACTCCAGAAGGCATTTTAGTTGGCTCTAATCCATCTAATACAGTTCTTCCGTTAGCTTCTATTAATCTAACAGCTTCTAAAGATTTATATCTTTTAATGTCGTTTATTGCAGCACTACAAAGAGCAGTTAATAAAGCAGCACCATTTCTTTTGATTGCTTCTTCAGTAAGAGTAACAAAAACCCCGATTTTTCCTTTAGAAGTTTTGATATAGTCTTCTGTAGATTCTAGGTTTAAAGTCTTGAATTCTCCACCTTCAGCTACTCTAGTTGTTGCTGGTGAACCATTTTCTCCTATTACTATTGTATAGAATACTGTAGCATCTTCTAGAACTAAATCTCTAGATATAAATTGCCAAGCTTCTAATTCTTGAGTTTCTATTCTTGTAACTAATCTGTTTATTACTTGTTGAGCGAAGAATCCTAATGAACTAGCCGAGAAGTCTTTTATTATATTTCTTCCAGCATTTTCATTAAAATCTTTTGCTAATGTTTCTATTTTTTCAGAAAGGTCAGCTAGAGACATTTTTGTTTGAGTATTAGCATCAAAACCATCATGGTATATTGCATCTGCTAAGTCTTCAATTTGTTTTATAAACTCTACACCTTTTTCTGGGTCTTCTTTAAAAGCGTCTGTATTAAGAACTTTTCTTTCTTTGTTTAGTTCCATAAATCCTTTTACAGCGTCTTTTATTTGTAAATCATTATAATCGAAAATTCTATTCATTTATCCTCCAATTTATTACATTGCAACGTAGAATTCTACTATTGTTTTAATATAATTTGCGTCGTTAAATTTTTCACCTATAGATAACCATACATTTCTAGATGTTCCAGCAGTATCTTTACCTTGTAAGTTAAAATCAAAACAAGATTGATTTGTGTAATATAAGTTATTATATTGTTCTCCAGGAATTATTGAAGTTGCTCTTCCAACTCTTTGAGTTATTTTATCAGTAGCATCATCAAAAACTACAGGCATTCCAGCATACCAAGCTTTAGTTTTATCTCCGTTAGCAGCAGTTTCTCCGAATAAATAAGGTAATGTTCCATCACCTAAACAAGTAGCTATTTCAGCAGTAGTTATAGGTCTAACTGAACATCCTGGTTTAAATTCAAATAATTTCTTTGAAGCTCCATCTTTTTTATAAGCGTATCCTCTTTCAAATAAAGCTTCGAATTGGAAAACAGTAGGAGTGATTCCTTGTAAATCATCCATTGAGTTTACACTATTAATTGCTTGTTCAGTTCCATTTCCAGTTAAAAGTGCTTTTAAATGAGCTGTACTTCTTAAACAATGTCCTATAACACCATATGGAGCTAATGTTCCATCTGCTGGTACTAAATATCCTTTGTCATTTATTGCTACAACTATTGAAGGAGAAGAAACTAAATCCATTCCTTCTGGCATAATTCCTTTTAATTCTAATACAGTTTTTAAATCTGGGTCAGCTAATGGTGTTCCAAAACCACTTGATACAACTGATTTTGCAGTTCCTTTATAACCCATTGGTTCGCTAAGTCCTCTATTTGTAAATAACACTATTGGTTACCTCCGTTTTTAATTAAAATTTTTAATAAATAATTCAGATAAAGAATCTTTGTTTTCAACTTTAGCTTGAGCATCTTTTGCTTTCAGCATTTCTTTTAAAGCTTCTAAATCATCTTTAATATTTTTTTCAACCATTTCCGCAGAACCTTCTTTTGGTTCTTCTTTTCCGTCGTTTGCTTGTTCAGCATTTTCTTTATTGTCTTCTACATTAGTAGCTTCAGGTTCAGTTTCTGATTCAACTTTAGGTTCTTCTGGTTTTTGTTCAGAATCCTTAATAGTTTCAACTTGAGTTGCAGCTATTTGTAAACTATCAGAAACTTCTTTCACTAAGTTATTAGTAGAAGTTTTTAAACTATCTAATACTTTTGTAAGCTTTTCAATCTTTTCATCTTCTAAAGAACTGATGAAATCTTTTATTTCCGCTTCAGCAGAGTCTTCGAATTTCCAAGTATTTTTCATGTCCTTTAAAAGTAAAGTGATTGTTAAATCTTTAATCATTTCATCACCTTTATTTTTATTATCGTTTTGAGTATTGTCTAACACATTTTCATTGTTGTCAATTTTCGGTACGATAGTATTAGAATCCGTAATTTGTGTTTTGTCAATTTTAGCATCATTCGTTTTATTATCTTTTTTATCTGGTATATAAATTATACTAGTATCATTAGCTGGTACATTTACTATAGAAATTTCTCCAGCTTCATATTGACCAGAAGCTACAGGAATACAAACTTTTTTTGTTTTATCTTCCATTTCATATTCTTTACCTACAGAATGAGAACATTCCCAAATTGAACTTCCACAAATATTACATCTCATATCTTCTACAAAAATACCTTGTGATACAGTTAAGTAAAAACCATCTTCTATTTTTTTCATTGTTTCGTCATCAACGAACGCTTTTAAAATAGTAGAACCCGTACCTTCTTCAAAACAACCATTGTCTTGAAAGAATTTTAAAACATCTTCTGGTAAAACAGAATCATGAGCAGTTTCTATTGATAAGCCATCATGTTTTACATACCAAGCATCTAGTATTCTTCCTTGTGGTTCACCTTCTATTTGGTCATGATTTTTTAGAACTGGTTTGTTATAAGGAGATGTCCAACCTCCAGAAACAACTAATTCTTTTGTTGATTTGTCAGCATATGTTCTAGAATTTATTTCTTTATCAGAAGTAGTAGCCAACATATAAACAAGATTATTATATTCCTTGTTTAAAATAGGTTTTCTTTTTTTCTTATCGGATATTTGAACTTTTACTTTTGAATCATTGAAAGTTTTATCTTCTTTCATTTTGTTTATATCAGTAAAATCATTTATCTTATATAAGTGTTTAATCAAGCTTTTTCACCTCAATCTTTTTTAGTTTTCTTTGTGGTTCCAGTACCACCTGTATGTTGATTTTTAGGATTATTAACGTTTTCTACATTACCATTCATTTCTGCTTGTTCATATAACTTTTGGAAAGATTTTTCTTTATCAAACTTTTCATCCATAGAACATAGCTCTCTTGCTTCATCAATAGTAATAACACCACCTTGAAATAAAAACACGGCGTGTTTTTCTTTTCTTTCTTTAACATTAAAATCATCAGTAAATTTAATTTCTATATCTTTATCTACTTTAAATAAATCTAAACATATATTATGTATGATAGTTTTATTTATTTGAAATTCAAGTTCTTTCAAGAAACTATTTGTTATTAAAAGTGTATTTTCATCTTGAGTTTCAGCATCTTGTCTGCCAGAACTAGTAGAACCAAGTTGTCCTTTTGAAGTATAAAGCCCAGCATACATTTGAATCTCTAATGCTTCAAGTAATTTATCAGGACTCTTAAATTCTTTTTCTACTTTGTTTATATTAACAGGTATATCAAATATTAAATCATCATCTGTTTGTTCTAATAATGCTTTAGCAGAATTGTAACTATCTGTTTTTATTTGTCTTACTTGTCCACTTTTAGTAATACCTAATTCATATATTATGCGAGTTATTCTTTGGTCAGCATATGATTCTAAAGCGTTATCCATCAATAAATTATATTTTTGAATAACTGGAATTACAGAACACCATATAGGCATTGCAAATATTTCATCTGATTCTTTATTGTAAGTATAGTGAAATATCTCAACTCCATTTTTGAATTTTCTATCTTTGTATATAACTCCAAAACCATCGTAACCATCTTCACTTAAAATAAAAGTTTCACAAAAACTATTACCGAATTTTTTATCTACAGTCCAACCTTTGTTTTGAATTATTTTAAGTCTGTCTATTGCAGAATTTTTTCTAATAGGCATTATGAAAACATTAGAATATTTTACTAAATTTTGAAAAGCTTCTTTTAAGAATAAGTTAGGATTATAGTTACTTCTTTTTAAAATAAGATTAAATTCTGTTGCAACTTTTTTAACTTCTTCTGGATTACTTCCAATAAATTTTATTGGTTTATCAGAAGCTTTTGCTGTTATATTTAAAATAGCTCTTGCAAGTAATGGTAATTTAAAAATTTCATCTTTTATTTTTTTAAGAACATTGTCCATGTTATAACACATGGCTTTTTCTCTTTTATCACCAATATTAAACGATAAGAAATCTTTATCTATATAAGTAGATTTATATATAGATGAATAATCTCTTTTTTCATTATCAACACGTTCAACTATTGTTTCTTTTTTATTTTCTTCTTGTTTATCTGTTGCGAAGAGTTTACTAATAAAACTTATTTTTCTCACCACCTTATTTTAATAATTCAGTTATTTGATAAGTAGATAAATAAGTATTTTCTTCGTCTTGCAAAAACTCATCAGTTTCTTTTAGGACTTGAATTTTTTGTGTGAAAAATTCATCTAAATCTTTATATCTTTCTTCATCAAATTCTATTTTTTTCTTATTGTTGATATTAAATAATTGTATTTCGTCATCTTTGTTTTTATTGTTTAATATAGAATAATTTTTAGCATTATTAATATAATCTGTCAATTTACCGATACTATCTTCGATTTCTTTTATTTCATTCATATCTGGCATAGATTTGCTATATTCTAAATTTAGTTTATTTTTTAATTGGTTTCTTTCTCTTATTTTTTCATAATAGTCTATGTTGTTTATCCTATCTAAAAAACTTTGTATTTCTTTTAATCTTTTTATATTATCTTCACTTAATATTTGTTCTATATCACCTATAGTTTTTTTCTTTATTATATAACCTTTCTTTTGGATAAGAGATTTTTTTTCTAGTATCTTTTCTCTTTTTCCAGAATTGTAAACTAGTTCTACTTTATTATCTCTATATACTATTTTCTTTGGTATATCTTCTTTTTCTTCTATTATTCTATCTATTGATTCTACTTGTTTTGGACTTCCGCTTGTTACTATTCTAGAATATTCATACTTACCAGCTTTATGTGGTTGATACAATACTGGTGTACCAGACTTATTAATATAATATACTTTCCAATCGCTAGGTTTTTTATAATCAGGTTTTTCATTTTTATCTGGTAAATCTGGCTCAACTTGATTTCCATGGACTGGTGATTCATCTGGATTATCTCTATATCTTTTCTTAGGTATAAGTAAAGCTTCGTTTTCTCCATATCCTCCATTTATAAAACAAGGTAATATTGCTCTTGGAAGTTTATTTATAAATTCATCTATCATTTCTAATGTTTCTTTCATTGAACCTATTAAAGGAGTTAATCCAAGTCCTAAATCAAACTCAACAGCTGTATTTTTTAATCCTATTTTTTCTGTTAATTCATCTACTGATTTTTGAAATGAAGTTGTTACTTGTCTAAGGAGCATATCTATTTGTCTTTTTAATTCAAGTAAAACTTTTTCAAACAATAAACTAGTAATTATATTTAATATTTTATCTAATAATTCTACAAGAGCTTCTTTTGTTTCTTCTTCTAAGTTTAAGAATTTAGCAAACTCTAAAATACTAGGTAAAAATCTCATTATAAAATCATCAAATTCTCCTAAGTCTTTATCAACAAAAGTAGTTTTAGTTATAGCTTCTCTGTTAAAATTAACAACTTTAAAATATTCTTCTAGCATCTTTGAAATATATACACTGTATTTTTCTAAAAATGGTTTTTCATTAACAGTTTTCTTAAGTTGTTCAAAACTAAAGTTCTTATATTCTTCATATAATTTAACTCCATCAAACATACCTCTAAGTAAACTAGTATTTAAACTTCTATTTGTTTTATTTATAAAATCATCATTTACATAATAACCAGTATTTTCTGAATGAATATCTACATTTAGTTTATATAAAACAAATGCTATTTCCTCTTTAGTTAAATAACTAACTAAATCATATATTTCATTTTTACTAGATAAAATTATGTTTTTCTTAGCGTAGTAATCTCCATTATATGCTTTCTTTTCAAGAGCAAATTCTATTAAGCTATATAAAACTGGTAAATCTTCTAAACAAGTCCAATATGTTTTTGAATTTTTATAACTTTTTTTCATAGTATTAATAAAGAATACTATACCTGAACTTGAGTTTAGTTTACTATCATAAGCGCCCCAACCTATTTCTCTGAATTGTACAACGTTTAATCCAAGAGAATTTAAAGCAGATTCCATCATAGATTCTTCATTAATTTCACTAAGTTTTTGAGCATTATCTATATTTTCAACAAGTATTTTTAAAAAATTAACATAGTTATATAAATCACTTAAACTTATTTTCTTTCCATTGAATGGAATTATTTTCAAAAAGAATAATTGTTGAAATGACATACTAATAGTAAATTCAAGTAATTGAGCCACACTATTTAACATACTAGAAACAAAACCATTAATATAATCTCCTATATTAACATTAACTACTAATTTTTGGTCAAGTATTTGTATTACTTCTATTATATCTCTTACTATCTTTGTGTTTTTAACTATTCCTTCTATATCTAAAGCATCCAATCCTAATGTTCCAAATAACTTATGTATTGCTATAGCGTTAGCGTCCATCTGTTCGTGTTCTTTATTATTTATTATTCTTTTATATGGATTATGAGTAGCATTCATATACGCATAGTAACTACTAAATGCTTTAGCTAATTTACTATTTCCATAAAAACTAGCTTTTGTTTCTTTTTCTGTTCCAACCGCCCAAGTAACATCAGCATTTTTAATATTATCCATATGAAGAGTTGCTTGTTGTGAAGCTTTTCCAAAATAAGTAATCCAATATAAAACAGTTCTAATAATTCTACAATCTAGCTTACTGAAATTTAAACTTTCTATATATTGATTATAAATTTCTAATCTTTTTTTAATATAAGTATTTACTTCGTTAAATAAATTATCGTTAAATAAATTAGCGAAAAAATTATTTTTAAGTGGATTTTCTATTGAACCACCATAGTAATCAGGTTTAAAACTAACTCCATAATCTGGTTTAACTGTTGTATCAACTGGAAATTTGTTAAAAACATTTATGTATTCTGGATATTCAAATCTGTTTTCGAAATAGTTTGTATTATCTTTGAACATTGTTTCAGACATATTCTCTGTAATGTACTCTATTCTTTTGTAAGAATCAGTAAACTCATTAAGTTTATTAATAAAATTTCTTAAATTAGCTTCTCTTTCTTGAATATTTAAATACTGAATTTCTATATTTTTTTTCGCCGGCGCATTTTTTTTAATAAATTGCTTAAAATCTTCTTGTCTTATTATTTCAAGATAACCATCTAAAGTTACCTTATCTTCCATATTTGCTAATACATTTACTAGATTATTTAAATCTTTAGAATATTTAATTTCAGATTTAAACATTCTCACGCAATAATCATTAATAGTCATATCAACTATTTCTGCATACTGTTGAGAATGTTCAAAAATATATCTAAGTTTATCATCTTTATATTTAAAACAAAATGTTTTTTTGAATGTTTCAAAATCTTGTTTTGAATAAAGTCTATTTGTTAAGTAATTATTAAGGGAAAATGAGTCATCTTCAAATAAAAAATCAAAATCATTTTTTAGTTTCTGATTAAGTTCATTAAAATAAGCTTGTTTATCTGTTATTTTTTCAGCTATTTTACTCACCTTCCTTTAATATACTTTTTATTGTCTCTTCAAGTCTTTTATCTACGTTTTCATCTTCTTTTTCTTTGTTTATTATATTTTCTATATTGTACAAAGTTTTTTCATCTGAAATTATATGATTAAGCATTTCATTATTTGTTATAAATTTTCTTTGTTCTTCTGGTAAAGCTAAGAACCAATTATAAACATATAACGCACTTTGCAAAATCATAGGATTTTTTGTAACACTTGCCATAAATAAACCTCCATTAAATTATAGGCACATCATCTATAAAACTATTTATTCTTTCCATTAATTGTTTAAAACTAGCTTCAGAATAATTATTCACATTTAAATCATAGCTAACAAAATCAAGAGTGCTTCTTACTTGACTATCAAAATCTTCAAACTTATTAAATGTATTTAAGTAATCTCTTACAGTTCTTACACGCATATATTTTTTAGAAGTTTCTGGTTCTGTTTTAGATAGATATTCAATATTCTTTTTAAATATTTCTTTTATTCTATTTGTAGGAACATTTCTATAAGCAAATAATAAAGCATCATAATATACTATATTTTCAGGTGTTGGAATAATATATTCATTTCTATCTAAGTTTAAATCATATGTTTCAACTTCTATATTAGTTTGTTTTGTTTTGTTATAATTTTTAAAAGCATAGTTTATATTACTTACTCCTTTATTTTTATTAACTAAAGGTGTTGTTTCTGTATATGCTATTTTTTTTGTAGGAGGAATTTTAAAACCATATAAAGTTAATTGTCCAAAATAATCAAAAAATTCTCTATAGTAATTTCCTCTTTGCCATGGATTAGAAGATGAAAACTCATCGCTATTAAATTTAGAATAAATACTATCAAACCTTGCCAAGTCTTGAGTTATATTTTGTAAAGAATCATAAATTGTATTCTCTATTATACTTTCTAAACTAGACTGTATTTCTTGAGACTCTAACAATATTTGTTTTTTCATAAATGCAAACTGAAGAGCCATTAATCTTCTTGTAATACTATCTTCACCTAATGTATTTTTATTAGCTAATAAATCTTGTATTATTGGATTGTTATAAATATTGTTATATTCTTTAACTATTTGGAAATTATCTTTTTCATTAAAAGGTTTTCCTGACCAAACTTTATTATAAGTCCAAGGACAATATTGTTTTAACTTTTGATTAGGGTCAAAGAAAAATACACCACATGCTATTTCACTTGTTTTAGAAATACTAGTAGGTACTTTGTTTACAACATATCTATCTCCGAATTTACAAGATGTTATACTATCTAATTGAGTTATATCATCTACACTTGAACCGTGAGGAAACGTTGCATTTTCAAAACCACTTTTATTTAAGTCTGTCATTATTTGAGCTGGTTTACATGCAAATAAATCATTAATTCTTTTAGATATTCTTTGTTGCCATGCACATAATACTCTTTCTAAAAGTCCACCTATACATAATCCACTAAAAACTCTTATCTTTTTAAAACCAAGTAATCTTGGTATATTAGCATTAAACAAACCAATTCCAGCACAAAAAGCATATAAATATTGTATGATAGAACGTTTTAATCCTAATTTATTTCTAGAAGTCCACATACAAAGATGTCCAGTTTGATATGTTCTTTCCTTACAACCATTTCTTTTAGTTGTTATAGTACTGTTAACTCCAGTATATTTAGCAGTTCCATCTTTTGTAAAAATTATATCTTTATCTTCTATAGCTTGATTAGATAAAGGTTTAACTCCTTTTTCTCCACCACCCCATAGTAACAATGAACTTAATTCACCATAAGGTATATCTTTGAAATTACAAACACCTAGTTCAGATTCTTCTGAATAAAACTGTTTTATTTCTTCTGCAAAATTAAGTTTATCTATATCAGAAAAAATATCTGTTAAAAATAAATTTTCAACAGGAAGTTCAATTAAATATTTCTCTTCTATTGAAATAGGATGTCCTTTATAATGTCCAAACACATCGTCATAGTTAATTAAGTTTTCAATATCTTTAGGATATTTTTCAGATTTTTCTCTGAATTCTTTTATTCTTTCAGCTATTGTTTTTGGATTATAATAATCGTTTGGATTGAATTTATTATCAATATCTTTTTCATATTTTAGATTATTTTCTTTAATATCATTCCAAGTAAGTTTTATATCTTTCAAAAAGTTATCAAGAAATGATTCTGGTAATTCTAATCTTAAACCTTTATCTGTTATTGCTTTATTATTTAATAAATCTAAATACTTAACTTTTTCTCCAACAAGATTACTATTAAAAACTATATTTCTATTTGGGTCATAAACATTCCCGTCAAAATCTATACTATAACCATTTTCAAAATGCATTTTATCTGGATTAGTTACTCCGTTAGTTGTAGTAGGAGTGTAAAGTATTTCATCTACACTCATAGGCAATTCATTTTGTAATAAATCTTTAGCATCCAAAAAAGCTCTTGGATTAACTTTACCGTTTTCATAATATTTAGGAAAGTTAGGAATATAACTAGAAAAAAAGTTATTTAAATTTTCTAAGTGCTTTAAAAACTCAGAATCAAAAAAAGGTTCGGCTGTTATTTCACTTTCAAGAATATTATTTTTAACATTCTTCTTTGTAAGCTCTATTTTCTTTTTTAACTCTTGTGTTTTTTTATGTTGTTCTTCTTCAAATTCTTTTTCAGGTATGTATTTATCTTCTTCTTTATCTAATGTATTATCAGCATAAAGATTCTTATAAACACTATTATTTTTATATCTATTAGTCAAAAAATCCATTAGATAAACTCCTTATCGCTTTTTTAGCTTTTTTAAGATTTCTTTCTTTACCACCATTAGCTACTCCCATTCTTCCTAAGTTTATACTTAATGGTCCATTATAAGGTTTTTTATTAGGAGTATTATATTCGTTGTTGAAAGTTCCAGCATCTATTTTATATCCTTCATTTTTAAAACTTAAAATAAAGTTTCCAGTAGCTCTATCAAATATAGAATCTAAATTTTCTATTAGAGCAAAATTAGATAACATTAATGCATCTAACTTATGGTCTATACCAGCAAATACTGGTTGGTCTTTATTATCATATCTATCTATTCTATATTCTTTTAATTGTTCTATTAATTGGTTTTTACCAATTTCTTCTGGTTCAGAAATAATTATTTCTTTCTTTTCAAATCTTTTTTGAATGAAATTAACTAACATTATTTTCATTCTTTTAGGTATTGTAGTTCCAGTCCATATATCTTCATAAGAATAATTTGAAGCAAAATTAACACCTTTAAATATATCTATTTTTCCTTCTTCGAAAAAGTGTTTAGATAATATTTCATTTTGCATAGAACCATGACCTTCATCACAATATACAAAGTCAGCATTAAAATCTCTTTGTAAATTAATTATAGTATTTACAGTTTCGCTTTGTACATCTTTAATAGTTCCATCAGTGCTAAACTTATTAATACTTGAAAAATGTAATATCTTTAAAGGTTTTTCTACATCTAATGGATTACCACAATATAAACCTAATACACATACTTGTCCACCGTTTTTCCAATCGTTATAATCGCATCCTATGGCTATTTTCCATTTTTCAGGATTGATTAATTCACTTCTTGAATAAACATAATTATAATTTCTAAGACTTTCTTTTATATCTTCTGTCTTGAAAACTTTACTACTTCCTTCAGAGAATTCAGCTTCAACTTCTAGCTTATATCCTTCTTCTGTAAGTGAACTTCTTAATTCTGGTTCGTCATTTACAGCAAAGTTAGGAAGTATACTAGAAGGGAAATGAAATTCTTTCCATTTATCATCAGTCATACACCAGTTTCTAAAGTTAGATTCTAGAGCCGAAGGAGTAGACGCAACAGTAAAAGATACGTTTTGGTTATCAAGTTTAAATGCCATAAGAACTTGATATGCTTGTTCAGGAATATAAGCTCCTTCGTCTATAAAAACTTTATCAGCAGATTGTCCTCTGATGCTGTTACCATCTGTTGCAGTAGTAAAACCATTAATTGCAGTTCCATTCCATAACGTTACTTTTTCAGATGGACTACGTTTTCTTTTATAATCATTTTTATAAGCACTTGTCTTAGAACTTAACAACGCTTCTATTCTATCAAATATTTCAGTAATTAATTTTAATGAGTTTGCAACAACTACTATTTTTTTATTAGGATTTAAACAAGCATAATGAAGAATATCAACACACATTCCTTCTGTATTATGAGTAATAATACCATTAGTTAAAAAAGTATGTGTCTTTTGTACACTAATACTAACAGTATCTCTAAATCCTACTCTATAAATATGTTTTATTTTTTCTTCATTATAAAATTTATTTCTGAAAGTACCATCGACTTCTATTTTGAAATAATTAGGATTAAATTCAACTATCTTATATTTATTATTTGTTTTTTGTAATAGAAACCCTATTGTTTGTACAAAGAATTTATTTGTAAATACTTTTGTTTCTAACACACCTTCTAAGAAAAATATAGTATTGTTTTTACTAAGTCTAAAAATATGACTATTAAAATTTTGTTCTTTACCAGCCATTTTCCCAAGAGCTTTATATATTTCATAATTATCATCAGTTATATTTCTATATTTAATATTACTAAAATCTACTGGTACAGTTACTTTATCTCCTATTTTTAAATTTTGAGCTTCAATCCATTCTCCTTTAATTAAATAAGGATGATTAGTAGTAACAGTATCTTCTCTTCCTGATTCAGTAACTATTTTTATACATTCTCTAAAACCATTTTCTATCATTCCCCAATTTCTTGTAGGATATATTCTTTTTGTTTTTTCATCATATGTAATTAATAAATCAGTATCTTTTAATTTATATGCTGGAACCAAACCTCTATTGCTAGTTACAATTAGTGTATTCTTTTCAACACATTTTCCTAACCGTCTTCCAAGTCTTTCAACTTTGTTTTTAGCTGTACACAATAATATTTCTTTTTGATAATATTGATAAAAAGAACGTTTAGGATTATATGGTGTCCAACCTAAAAACTGTTCAGCCCAAAGTAATTTATTATTTTGTATTTGTAAGTCAATCTTATCTTCTTCACTTAAACTATTCATTTCTTCTTTAGATAAAAAAGCATCTAATGGGAATAGTTTTCCATCTTCCAATTCTTTTGGAACAGGAGTGCAAATTACCTTGAAATTTCCTTTCTTTTTCATATGCGCCTTCATGCACTTTTTACACATGTCAGCTATTTCATAATTTAACGCCATTTTAAAAACCTCCTTAACTAGTTTGAATTTTGTCTGCGCTCAAATATTCATTGTCTAATCTAGACATATCTCTTCTCATATCATTTGAGAAATTTCTATAATATAATTGTTTTTTATATTCTTCTAAATCATCTCCGCTTCTCTGCATATGAGTTTGAATAGAATGCATAGTAGCTTCATTAGATTCATAAATATCTTTTCCTGAATTTAATTGATAATCAACTATTGTTTTAGCAAAGTTTTGAATAGTATTATCTTGCATATGAGATGCTACTCCACCTATTATTGAACCGGCAATATTTAATCCAAATGCAACTTTACCAGTTCCAACTTGAGTAATTACTTTACCAAATGGAGTAGAAAAAAACTTTTCAAATATGTTCTTTTTCATAATATTATCTAATAATTGACCTTTTTCAACATCGGTTATTTTAGTAGCATTATCCATAGCAATATCAGCAACTTCTTTTAAAACAGTTTTAGTAGAACCGCCTCTTGCGTTTCCGATAACTTCAACAGCTTTTTCTACTATTCTTTCATCAGGAATAAGTTTACCGTCTTTTGAATTGTTTACAAAAAAGTCCCTTACTGTTGTATTTGAACCTTCGAGTTCTTTTAAAGTAGCTTCAAGATATTCATTTATCTGTCCTTTAACCATATTTTTAATTTCAGCTGGAGCTTTAAGATTATTCATTACTTCAATTACTGTTGTAGAAGCTCTTAAAGCTTGTTCGTTTGTAACTTTACTTGTTATAAGTTTATCCATGTTTTCTCTAGTAAAATCAACTAATTGTTTTTCTCCGTCTACTTCTAAAAACATTTTACCTTTAGAAAAGTCTTCACCATTTATACCAAGAGTTTTTAATTTTCTTACAGCATCGTTTGTTTTTTTGTTAGACCAACTTATATTATGTCCAACTATTTCTCCATCAACTTGCATTCCAGCTTTATCTGCTGCTTTTTTTAATTCATTTACTTTAATTCTTTCAGCTTTTTTTCCAACTACTGCATCATAAACATATTGGTCTTCTATTGTACCTTCTGCTACTTGTTTATCCAACTTTGTTTGATAGAAAAAATCAGTATTAGAAAAAAGTTTATTCATTAATTTGTTATCCCAAATTTTAGTAGTTTTATCTGGAAATATATTTTTAATTACTGGTATTTTATTCAATATACCAACACCAAATCTACTTCCTAATGCGTGACTGTTTAAATAGTTTATATTAGCATTAGAAGTCATTAATGCTTTTTCTAAATGCAAACTAGCACTTTTAGCTATACCATGATTAGCCCAGTTATCCATCATAGGTTGTAAAATAAACATATTTAAAAAGCTATCTGTTTTAGTAGACTTATCGTAGTCATTAAAATTTTCTTGAAAATATTTTTCTTGTTCTGGACTCATATTATTCTCCTAAATTAATTTTTTGTTCATCTTCTAAAACAATAGCATTTGCAATCTCTTCTGTATTAATATCAAAACCTTTATTAAACATCTTGTTTTTAAGTTTTTCTTTAATTGTAGATTGATTAATTTCAGATTCAAGTTTTTTATTTTTCATCTTACTTTCTCTATCAAGTATTAGATTCTTTTTAAGTTTTTCCAATAAACTCATTATCTTTTCATAAGCTATAAAATAATCACTTACTTTAGAATCATATGTAACTCCACCTTTACTATATGTAGTTATATCAGTAGCTATTCCTAAATTTGCAATAGCTGCTTCCGCTCTTTTAGCCATATTTTCAAGAGCTATCATATGTCCTACAGATAATTGGTCAGCAAAATCATCTTCTTTTATATCAAGTTCTTTATATAATCCATTAACTAATTGTATTGTATTTGCTTTTTCAAAAGGACATTGTTCTCCTTGTCTTAGACTATTAGCTAAAAATAAAGGACATGTTCTGAAATTAGGACAATTTTTTTCATTCTTTTTTATAACTTTTAAGTGTTGTTTGTATTTTTCCATAGCAACATCTAATATATCATCATCGTCTTCTTCTTCATTTACTTCATTCTGAAAATCTTCTAATGTTTTACTAATATCTATATATTCAACATTGCATCTAAGCACTTGATTGTTTAAACTATCTTGTTTATGTTTAGTTAAAAATTTATTTATTTCACTTTGAAGTTTTGGGTCTAAAGTAGAGACTTTTTTTAAATCATCTATTGTTATCTCTATTCCGTCCATTATTTCATTAACTTCGTCGCGAACAGTTAATTGTTTCTCTTCTTTCATTTTAAAACCTCCGTTTAGTATAAGAACATTTCTATATAGTTTATTACAACTTTATTGATGTACTTAAAATAATTACTTAAATCTCTAAGTTCTTCTATATCGTTTTTATTTAATATCATATCTTCATGATATTTAATAACTTTAATTATATTCTCTGTCGTGTTTTCAAAATATCCTTTTTCATAATTATATTTTTCTATATGAATTTTAATTAAATTATAAATAGTTTCTATGTTTTCTAATATAAATTCATTTGTGAAATTAAGTTCATATAATAAATATAAATAAGGACTGTGTTTCATTTTTATATCGTATTTATTTTTATATATAGTTTTTTTAGATTTTAAACTATACTCTTGTTTGATAAAATTAGAAACATCAAAAACAAAAAGAGTTTTTTCTAGCTCTAAGTTTTTCATTTTAATTATCTTTTTTGATTTATTCAATTTAAATCTAAAAGGTAAATTAATTTTTTGTTTAACTTTTGAAAGAGTAGATAAGCTAAGTATGTATTCTCTTTCCATTTTTCTTCACCTTAACAAACTTATCTGAATCTATTTTCTTATGTAACTTAGCAAGATTTTTTCTATATTCATTAGTAGTTTCATCATATAGTTTTAAAAAATCTTCTTTTGGTTTTTTTATTTTAAATCCAGAATGTTCTTCTATTTTATCTTTTATTTTTTCATAAAGATTACTTTTTAAATCTTTTGCCCATATTGTAAATAATAATATATGTTTCTTTTTACACTGTTCTTTTTTAATTTGGTCTCTATGTTTTTGTTCTTCGTCAGTCTTATGTTGTTTACCTTGAAATTCAAATGCAATCATTAGATTAGGATAAAACAAATCTAATTCTAATGGCATATGAGTTGCTGGATTATAAATACCAGCATCTCTATAATTGAATTCAACTTCTTCTTTCCCAAAGCATTTTTTTAAATACTTTCTAAGAAGTCTTTCGCCAAAACTAAGCATTTAGTTATTCCATATAATAAGACTTACATCATCAAGAACTACTTCATCAGAGATTTTTTTAGCAGTGTATGGTTCAGCATCAACATATATCATAAAATCTAAAGGAACACTAAGTATATTGATTATACTTATAATTCCATTTTTATCAGATTTATATTTTACTCCATTCATATCTTCAAAATGAATTGTTAATCCAGGATATTTATCAGATTTTAAATTATATTCATTATCTTCTTCTGGCTTAAATTCGTATTCTATATTATCTCTAGTTACCACTAATTGAATTTTTACGTTCTTAGCGGGTGTTCCAACTGGTGACAATTCTAATCTTTTGTTAACGTGGTCACCATTATATAAATCAATACCATCAAAAAGGTAATCGTTAGTGTCATAACTACCATCCTTGTTTTTCTTACTTAAAATTATTTTGTTTTGCATAGTTGCCTCCATTAGTTTTTAAATTCTTTTTAACTATCTTAACACAACATAAAAAAAAGAGGAAATTAATCCTCTAGTTTTATAATTTCATCTCTGATAAAATCCTTTATTTTTTCAACATTAGTATCTCTGTATTTATCATAATACTTAGCTGTACAGTCTTTTATAAATTCTTCTTGTTCTTCTAAAGTCCAAGTTAAAAAATCTTTTTTATTATTTACTTTAGCTGTTATTACAGTAAAGTTATATAAGAAATGTTTAACTCTATTTTTAATAGATAATTGTATTGCATTTTTTGTAGCCTGAGCACTTTTTATTTTAAAAGGAATTATAGAAACCATTCTTTTATTCCCAGTATTCCAAAACTGAATTACTGTTTTATTTAGTTTTTCTATATCAATTCTAAGCGAATCTATTTTTTCATCATCTTTATAAAAATCTATTTTACAAGGAACAAACTCTTTATATATAGCAACAGGAACTTCACTATAAACAAATCTTTCTATTTCATTATTTAATTTATCTGGTTTAATTTTTATCTTATCAGCTTCAGTACAAGTAAAGCAAACATTGGATTCTGATTCTAATACAACTTCTCTTTCATTCTTTATATAAAATAATGATTCATTATTTGTATTTATATCATCTATTGATACTTTAGAAATAGTTTCTTTAGGAATATAATTTGCATTTTCAAACTCTATTTCTCCAACTTTATCTTTGTAAATAAATCTATTTAAACCACTTTCTTTTTTGAACCTAAAACTTATATCTCCGTTAGAATTATATTCTGGAACTATTATGTGTTTTTTAGTTTCAGTTATATGTACTAAATTAGGTTCTAAGTTTTTAAAATCTATATTACTTCTATTTATAATATTTATTGAATTAACTAAATTAAACTTAGTATAACCTTTTGAATATTCTAATCTTTCATTGATATCATTAAATAAGTTTAAATAATATGTTTTGATTACTTTTTTAAAATTAAATCTTTTCTTAATTAAACTTAATTTATATGAACCTCTATTAAAAGAATTATATGTATTTAATCCTTCTTGTAGATTAATTTTTTCTATAATTCCATTTTCATCTTCTATTTCTAAAACATATTCATAACCATTTTCTTTATTATTTAAAATAATGTTAGAAGCTTCATTTAATTGTAAAATATTTAGCTCATCGAAGTTTAAACTTTCTTTTGTTTCAATTATAGGAATTATATTTAATAATTTTCTTTCATAATAAACTAGCTTATTTTCATTATTATATATTTCTAATATTACAAAATCAAAAGTTCTTAAATCTTCTTTTAAAACTTTTATTGATTCATATTTATGTTCTATATTTTTTTCAACAAGCAATTTGTTTCCGTTATATAACTTGATTTTATATTCATCTAATATCTCAGTATTTATATTAACTTCTATAGTATCTGTATATTTTATAGAACTTTTAAAATTCTTGTTTTCATCAAATAAACTTATTTTATTATCTGTAAATAATTCTTGTTTAACTATTATATCTGTATTTTTTATTTTAAATTCTAATTTAATTGAATTAGGAGTAATAGGTGTAGTTATTCCTTTTATTGTACATATATAGTTATTTATAGTTCCATATTTTAATTTATTTTTTAATATGTTTTCATATTCATCAAATACTCTTATAAACTCTATATCTTTAAAATTATTTAATTTTATTTCTAAATCAAAAGAGTTGTTTTTAATTATATTATTTTTTGAATTTAATATTTTATATTCTTCTATAATGTTATCGTTATAAAAATTTGCTTTTATATTTTTAGATACTGATTGATAAATATTATTATCATCAACAACGTTTAATTCAAAATCTAATTCTTCTATTATATTTAAGTTATTTGTTCTGTTTATTTCTATGTAATTATTCTTAGTTATTATATTAAAATTAGGATTTGAATAGTTTACAGTTATTCTAGAAAATTCATCTTTCTTGATATATAGATTATAAGAGTTTAATCCTGTTGTTATTTTTGTTGGACATTCTAATAATAGTTCGTTTTTCTTTTGAATAGTTAAATCACATATTTTTTCATTTATACCTTCATGATATACTTCATATATTTTCTTATCAGGACTTACTTTAAAATTAAAACTAAAAGTTCTATTGTTTGGTTTAACTTTTTGATACTTAATTATATCATTACTTTTTGCAACTATATTAGATTCTGTTTCTTTTATTTCTTTTGTTTCATTTAGAATTTCAAAATTAATAGTAACATCATCGTTTCTTGTAACTATGTTATATACATTATTATCTTTATATAAATTATAATTTTCTATATTTACAAGAGATGCTTCTACTTTTTTAAAGTTCTTTTCTATTTTAAATTCTTTTTCTATTTTATTTTCAAGTTCATCTTCAAATATTAATTTATAATTTTCAAGTCCTTCATTTATAGGAATTTCCATTTCAAAATTATAAATATCTTTACTTATTCTTTTACATATATAGTAATTAAAATTAAAATTCTTATTACCTTTTTTTAATTTTGGAATAAAGTAAATATTTTCTGGAGTATTTTTGTTCAACTCATTATCAAAAAATAAAGAATTTGTTTTTAAAATAAATTTCTCTGTTTTATAAGAAACACCTAATATATTAATGTTGCCATCAAATATACTAACTTTTTCACTTATTACTTTTCTAAAATCGGTTTTAATCAGAACAGTATTTTCATTTTTAGAGAATATTAAGTTTGATTTATCAAAATTTAAAATAAGTTTTTTGTCTTTATCTAAATCTCCAGATACATTACTGTTATTTACATACTTTAAAAAACTATAATCAAAACCATCAACACCTAAATCAAATTCAAATAAGTCTTGTGCGTTACTATTCAATACAACTTTTATTAAAATTAAGTTATTAAATTCTAAAGTTTGTTGTTCTAATATATTAGTTTGTTCTTCTTTTACTTTTAACAGTCCATGATTTTCTAATATATTTTTTTCAAATAAAGTTAATTTATTTTTATCTAACCATATATAGAAATGTCTTCTGGAATCTGAGTTAATATATTTAAACCCTGAAGTAACTTTATTTTTTTCGTTATCAAATAATTCAAACGTTTTTTCTATTACTGGAGTTGTGTAATAGTTATTGTATTTTTCTAAATCAACAGATTCCATTCCATCAAATTTTATTTTAGAAAGTTTTTTATCTGATTGAATTAATAATATTTTATTTATAGGTTTTATTACTTTTACGTTTTCACCTATATAAAATAAGTTATCATCTTTAATTTTTCCATCTATTTTTATAGAATCTACTTTTTCATCACTTACTAAAAAATAATCTTTTAATGTTATTTCTGGAATAACGTTATCTAATTTTACAAAACATTCATTTGAAACTAATTCTTTTTTATCATTTAAAACAAAAAATAATTTAAACTCTTTTACTGGAATATCTTGGACTATAGTTTTTAAATTTAAACTAAAACTTCTTTTTGTATTATTAAAAGTTCCTATATTAGTTCCTTCTTTTTGTTTTAAAATATTATTTTCTTCATATTGAATAACTGGTTTTAATGTAGTTACATTTCTATGTTCATAAAAAATAGTTATAGGTTCTTCTAATGTTTTTATCTTAAACTCATTATTAAGTATAAACAATGAAGTGAAAGTATTATTCTTTGTTGTTATTTTATATTTTCTATAATTTGTATTATCAAAGTTATCTTTTAAAAAAAAGTGTAAATAAGTAAAACCATTTTTAAACATATCTTGAGAAAGAGTATCTTCTAATTCAGTAAGTTTATTATTAATTATAGGAATATAAACTCCTGGTTCAACTAATTCTTTATGACTTATTTTAAAACTATAACTAAGAATATTGTTTGAATTAATAGATAAATTAAATTTAATTTTATCTTGTTCTGTAGATTGTAGTTCATATATATCATCTAATAAAATAGAGTTTTGTATATCTATATTAAAAGTTGTAGGCTTAGTATGTAATACAAAATATAATGGATTTCTTTTTGTACTAAGTATTGTTATTCCGCCTTGTTTAAATTCAAAATATATTCTGTATTTAGATTCTTCCTCTATTGGATTTTTAAATTCTATATTTTTAAATTCTATTAAATTACCTACTGTTCCATATGCACTATTATTAAAACTATATTTACCATCTATTTCTTTTTCTATTATAAGTATACAATCATTTATAGGCAAATCAGTTATTTCGTCTAAATAAAATTTCAAATTAAAAAAAGTTAAATTTGTTTTAATAACTTTTTGTTCTTCATATATTATATTATTGGTTTCATTATCTTTAAATAAATTAAAATAATATTTTATTTTACTCACCTCTCTTGGCTTTTTATTTTATATAATATAATAAAATTAAAAAAAGAGGAACTTAAGTCCTCTTATCTTATTGTTATTTTTATTATTCCAAATATATATAGCTGAAGCATGATTAAAATAATTGTAAGTATTAAAATTGTATAAAACCAAAAACTATCATACTTTTTAATTTTATATGACATATATAAAGAAAACATCATAATGGCATTTAATGAAATTAAAGCAATATATCCTGAAAACGTTATTAACTTAGTTAAAAAAATTGCACTCATTGTTAATTCAAACATAAAGCATCACACCTTTTTAATAATCACCAAATAAAGTATATTTAGAAAATTTAATTTTTCTTTTAAAATCTTCATCGTTATACTTTACAAGACTTGTTGTTTCTATTAAATTGTTATCTTTATCTAACATATGATTTCTTAAAAAGAATGTAAAAATATAATTTATTCCTTCTTCTAACCAAACAAGATATGGTATATTATGTAGTCTCATAGTTTCTAACTTTGCATATTTATTATATTTATCTTCATACTTTTTAGTCAAAACCCAATATTTTCTTTGTGTTTCATTATGAACTTTAGATTCTATAATTCCAAAGTCTTTTAATATTTTATGCATTGGATTAGCTTTTATTCCATAAGTTTTAGCCAATTCACTAGTTGTATATTTCATATCCATTTTTATACGAGACAATAAATAAGAATTATAAATATCTACTTTGTGTTTTAAATCTTTATTTTCTTCTTTTACTTTCTCTACTTTCTTTTCATATTCAGACATATAGTAGCTTCTTTCAGCTTCAGTTTTAGCTTTTACTATATTAAGTATAAGTCTTTCATCTTCCGTAATAAAATTATTATTTTTGATTGCATTTTCCATTTCATTGAACTTATTTATGTACTTTAACTTAAAATCGTTATAGCCTTGAATATTAAACATATAAAGTATAAAACCATCTTTTGTTAAAAGGTATTCTTTTCTTTCTTCACCTTTTTTATCCTTGTAAATACTAGATATTATTAACGAGCTCAAATTTGAGTCGGTTGAATTTTTTAATATCTTTTCAATATCCCTAATAATATTTTTATGTAACTTACCTAATTCATTAGCAATAATTCTACTACTAATAACCAACGTTCCGTTAAAATCAAAAATTTCATTCATTGCTAATCACCTATTTTTCCTTTTTCTTTTAAATAATCAAATTCTTGTAAAATAAATTGTTTTAAAGCTTCAGTTTTACTTATTCCATAATGTTTGCAAATAGCTAAAAATTTATCATGCTCTTCATTTGTAATTTTAAAAGCTATTGCCTTTTCTTGCGTTTTAATCTTTTTAATTTTAGTAACATCTAATGGCATATATTTCACCTTCCTTTTTAATATAACTCATTATACATCTAAAATATATTTTTGTCAATATTTATTTATAAAATTTTAATAAAAAAAGAGATAAAATTTTATCTCTTAATTCAACAAACTTAATAAAGTATCTAAAGGAGCTTTTGCTACAGTACAAGTAATTTCATTTTTTGGAACTCTGATTTTATGATTATCAACATCAGTTAATTCATAAGTTACATTATTAACTCTATGTATCGAGACAATTAAATCTTTGTCAAATGATTTTCCTGTGTCACTAATATATTTACTAGGAAAATCTATATCTATATATTTTATAAAAAATGCAGATAGTAAACTGGCAGAAAATAAATCAAGCTTTTCAGCTTCAAAAATTATATTAATTTCTCTTCCTTGAATCTTTTTTCTCATTTCATCTACTGTAGTAACTTCAGTTGATTTTACTAATTCGTCTATTATTTTTAATAATTTATCTTGGTCTATTATCATATCTTATTCACCCTTGTTTCTCCAAATAATATTTCATGCCCTTCTTGGAATTTTTCAGCATCAAATTTAGATTTTTCTCTTTGATAATCTATCATTAGATTCTTTAAAAATTCAATATTTGTAATTTCATCAATTAATAGTTGTAATTTTTCAGTATTGTTTATTCTCATTTCAACTATATCTATTGAATCTTTTAATGTTTCACTTAATGATTCTTTTGATAGTTTATCAACTATTTTTTCAGTCATAAAATCTAAATGTTTAAAATCCATTCCTGGAACATCTTTAGCTTTTTTAACTAAAGTAAAAATAATGTTGCCTTTTAAGTTAGAATATATAATGTTTCTAGCAGCCATTATTTTTTCTAAATTTTGTTTTTCTTTATCTATAACCTTCATTTTTCATCTCCTTTGTTTAGTTTTCTTTCACTTTTAAAGTATACATTATAAAATATATTTTGTCAAGAAAATTTTTGCAATAAAAAAAGTCGAGCCTCGCGACAAGCTCAACTTCTTAAAAAGGAGTGCATAAATATGAATAATCAAAATTTGAAAGGAGGTGATTTAATTATGCATTAAAATTGTACACTATTAAAAATTAAATTGCAATTTTTGAGAGGCAACGTTTTAAGTCGCCTCTCCATTTATATAAAATAAGGAGGTCTAAAATGTTAAAAATTAATTGTAAAAAAAGACTATTGAAAATTTTTATCTTAAAAGGAGAGTAAAAAAATGAAAAATAAATATTAACTTTTAACAAAACAAATATAACATATAAAAAAATAAGATGCAATTTTTGACTAGGTTAAAAATTTCTCCGCCGGCGCATTTTTTTATTCAAAAATAATTATTTCATTTTTTTCTAAACTTTGTTTAATATCAATCACTCTTTGATTTGTACTACCTCTCCATTTAATATCTAAACTTTTTTGTTCTAATATAAATTTACCATCTATTAAAACATCACATAATTTTATTAATTTTAATTTTTGTGCATCAAATAATATTTCTTCAAAAGTAAAACCACTCCAAATCCATATATTAATCCATGGACATTTTTCTTTTACTTTATTTATAAAATCACATAATTGTTCTATATTATCTTTATAAGTAGGGTCTCCTCCTAATAAACTTAAACCACTAACTGTTCCTTTGTATTTTATTAGATAATTTATAATTTCATTTATTTGAATATCAGTAAATTCTTTTCCGTAATTTTTATTCCATGTTTCTTGATTAAAACAACCTTTACAAGCATGACTACAACCACTTACAAATAAACTTACTCTTATACCTTTTCCATTAATCATATCATTATATTTAATTCCAGAATAATTCATTTAACTTCACCAGATTTTATTTATTAAATTTTAATTCGTATAATTCTTTTAACATTTCTAATAACAACTCATGGTCTCTATAACAGCCAC